ATATCAGTATCTACTTTGTCTGCGATTGCATCACCAAATAGTTTTCCAATATCAGCCGCAACATTTCTTGAAGCTGAATCTCTACCAAGATCAGTAAGGGTAGTCATAACCCCAATCTCACTCGCAGAAATTAATGCTTCTGTTGGATTTACGGCAGTATTGCTCAAATCTGTTCCTTCAGCGATAGCCGCAGCAGAAATTGCTGGGTATACTGGAACTGCGATTTGTTTACCTTGTCCACTGATGTTGTAAGTAGTTACAAGTGGACGCATAACTGAAGTTTCCTGAAACGTGAAAATCGCTTCTTGGATAATTTCAGTATACAACTCTGATAGAGTTGAACTTGTTGTTTCGTTAGCCATATTTTTTCTCCTTTATGTCTAATTGTTTATTGTTAAGTTTGCCCTCATTCCACCACCTGTATCTCTTTGTTTTCGCATCTCAGCATAAATCTTTCTATGCTCAGGATTGCTCATATCCAAATCTTTTATACTTAAAGGCTTTGGTGTATCGCCCCCAATCCCACTCTGACTACCAGTACCCGAAGGTGTAGCACTCAAATGATGAGGATTGTTATTTAGATACTCAGCGACTAATTCGTTTACACTCATTAAATCACCTTTTTCATTGTATCTTGGTGTTCCGTTTTCACCGATCACCTCAACACTTCCTGAATCATTTAGCTTAACTTTATCTCTTAATAAGGATTTAACCTCATTAGGATTTATTGCTTTTAAGCCAGAAGCTACATTGACTAATTGTTCATCAATTCTAACTTTCTGTAATTCAGAAACCAGCTTTGAAATCTCAGAATCTTTTTTAGATACTGTTTCTTTCATTACTTTCTCAAACTCACCTCGCTGTAAAGCAAGTTCTTGTTCTTTCTGTTTCTTTTCCTCTAGAAGTTGTTTAGCTTCTTCAATGTCAATGCCATCTAGTTTTTTAGAGATTTTTGATCTCTCTCTTTCTAAACGTCTTTGTACAATGGCTTCTACTTGTTCTTCAGTAAATGCCTTAGTTTCTGCTTTAACTTCTTTCGGTGTTTCAACAGTTTCCTGATTTTTTGTAGGAACTTCAGTTTGTTCCACCGAGTTATTTTTCTCGTCCATATTTTCTCCTTAGAGTTTACTGCCTATTTTGTCAATTACAAATCCCAATCGGGATCAGTAGGCTGCCAGTGATGACGGCAGTTATAACCACCTCTGACAACAAATGGATCACCCTGTGCTTTACCTTGCCATGTTTGGGTACTCCAAATTCTTCTAATCTCATCTTCACTATAAACTTTGTTTACGTTTCTTCTACAAAAATCCCTAGAATCTCTTACACTTGTACCTGAATATTTAAAATGTTTTAGTCCTAATTCCTCTGCTCTATACTTAGCAAACTGTCCATCAAAACCCATAACCGAGTCTTGTACAAGTTGAGAAGCATATCTTCTAAAATTATTACCTAGTCTATCTCTACCATAAATAGTTTGTAATCTAGTTGTAGCTTCTTTAACTTGTTGTGTTTTATCAGGGTTCTCAGCAATAAAATCTACTAACTCTTGTGCTTCTTGGTCATCAGTAGATTGATAGACTCCATTAATCTTTCCTCTTAGATTACTAATCATCTCATCAGTAGATGTACCAGTTAATGTACTATTATAAACTTCTTGTGCTAATTCATTAACAAACTCATTACCTACATCTTCAAAAGGTAAAAAGGCTGTACGTTTTAATTGTTGGATTGTTGTTAAATCTAATTCTGTAATCTGTTTAAATTCTTCTGGTATAGGAAACTTACTTAGTTGTGTAACCAATGCTTTAGCGGCTTCATCATATTCAGTAATATTAGATTGTACTGTAGTTAAATAGGTTTGTTCAATAAACTGTTTTAGTTTTGGTCTAATAGCAAGTGCAGTAGTAGTTCTTAGTTTTAATGTTCCACGTTTAGGATTAATTTTAGCTGCTTCTGCAATAACTAGGTTTTCTAATTCTTGTAAAGATTTCTGCAATCTTGTTACATGACTATCTGACAAGTCATTAATGATTTTATCTCTACTCATCTTACGCTTCAGGCGTAGCTATCGGTGTCTGTGGAAACTCGCCTAATCTAATTGTTTGTTGATCTATTTCTTCATCAATCTGTGATAATACTTCATCATCTTCTACAACTGTTCTAGCTATTTGTTTATCTAACTCTTTAACAAAAGTATCTGATTTAATGTTACTAGCTTTTGCTTGTTGTAAGACTTCAAGATCAGTTGCCCAATCTCTTAAATCAAATGATTCAGGATATATAATTTTACCATCAAATGCTTTGTCTTGCCATTTAGCATACAATCTCCAAATCTGTTCTTCAGCTAACTGCATTAAGTTTGCTTTCTCAGATAGTCTTGCATTTAATAGTTGGAACTCTGTTCTAAGTGCTACACCAGATACAGTTCTTTCGCTTGTAGACCTTACAGCCCCTACATGAGTTAGTCTGTTGATAGCATCAATCTTAGTCTGAATAGTTTTTAATACACTATCCAAATTCTGTCCTGAAGGCTGTAAGATGTATGGTTTTAATGCTGGATCAACATTGTCAGGCAGTTCTATAATCGCACCAGCACCAGCACTAGCATCAACATCTCTTGTTTTAACTAATGAAGGGTGGTTAGATAATCGGATTAACTGTTCTATTTCAGATAATTCGTTATAGATTGCTCTTTGTAAATCAGCAACATCTGTTAAATCAGATACACCTATACCTCTATCGTATGATCTTTGGTTATATAAACATACTGCTGGTATTTGATTAAGTGGATTAGGAACGCTATCAATTAACTTAGGTTCTTTAGCACCCATTCTTTGTAACTCAACAGTATCAATTCTATCTAGATACCAAATTCTATAAACATCTTTATCTCTTGATCTATGCTCTCTAATTTTAAGATAAGATAAATAATACTTTCCTGAAGCTGCTCTTTCCCAATCCCAATCAATAACATTCTCAGGAGTGTAGATATTCATGTATGGTCTAATCTCTTGCTGTAATTCTTCTGCTCTTGTTCTTGCGTTTGAATTAGGCTTGTCAATGAGTAACCAACAATGTCCGTAAACAGATGCGTAAGTTTGTACTTCTCTAAGTAATGCGTTGTATGATCTACCTTCTAAATCAGCATCATCTAAAAACATAGGTACAGTTGGATCATCTTCTAAAATACCAAGCTGTCTAGTTGGTGCTACTCTAAATAGGAATGATGAATAGATGTGTACGATATTACGGCAGTGATTGTCTAATGGTGTAAACTGTAATCTCTTTTCAAATTCGTTTTCTAATTCTAAGTTATATTCTTGTAGGTATCTGCCACCCTTGTATTCTTCACCACCTAAAAATGATCTTATGTAGTATTCCCATCTTGTTGCGTAATTATCGTATAGTTCATGTCTTTGTAAAATTTGATCTCGTTTATATGCCATTAGCTAAACCTTTTTGGTTGTGAAGGCGGTAAATTACTACTGATAGGGAATAGATATTCTATTGCGTAACCAAGAGCATCTGTCATGTGGTCATATCCATTCTTCTCAGGTATATTTGTACCCTCTTTGTATAATTGTTTCATTAACGAATTAATAAGGTTTTTGCAAGAAGGATCAATGTAAATAAATCTTTTCCCTTCATAATTACAAAGGCGACTATTCACAGAGTTAATCCTATCTCGGACTAGAGCATGAGTTGGTTTACATTTAACATTGAACCCAGCGTTTTGCAATAGCATTAAATCTGTCTTTCCACCCGCACTAGTCTTACGTTGTCTTGATGCTGGATCAGGATAAACAATAACCTTTTTAGGATCATATTGCCTAGCTATCTCATCAATCATCTCCTGAGTATTACTAGAATATATTACAATTTCTTTAAAAAATGTAGATACGCCTTGCTTAACATGGAATAAACAAGCTGACATTGGATCAATGTTAAAGTCCATACCGATATGAACGATTGCATTAGGATCATATTGTACTGGCCGAACATTCTTTGATCTATCAAAGTTATAATAAACAACACCAGCATACGTTTCAAAACTAGCTTCATATTCTTGTCTAAATGATCTAGCATCTAAGTCTTTCTTTGCTTGTTCAATCTCATGTGCTTCTACCTGACCACCTTCTATTGTTGTGTATTTCCAAGATTGCCATTCAGGA